ATGGACTGTACCGTAAAAAGCAATCTGCCCTCCGAAATTTTTGAGGACATTAAAAAAATTGCAGACAACAGGATAAATTTTCAACAGTTAAAAAACAAGACTGTTTTCGTGTCGGACTGTCACAGACTTATTGCATATTACATTATATGCACATTGCTTGAGGGCAATGATTTTTTTGAAAACAACACAAGGGTAATCACCCTTGCAAAAAGCCGTGAAGATGCCGAAAAGCAGTTCGGCAACCTTACTCTCCGCAAAGATTTTGTTGTTGAAATCGGAGAGTCAAAGGACTTTCCGGAGATTGAAAGAGCCGACTTTGTAATATACTGCAACTGCCCGTGTGAGGTTGCAGAGGAAGATTGCAGTAATCCCGAAATTGCGGATACAATCACTTCGGGCTTTGCAAATGTGCTTGAATATGCAAAAGAGTCAAATACCGAATCGGTTCTGCTCGTATCTTCATATATGGTTTACGGGGAGGTTTTCAGCGGTAAAAATAACATTTGCGAAAACGACCTCGGCTATCTCGATCCGACCGATGCCGACAGTGCATACGCACAAAGTATGCGTTCAGCCGAAACACTTGCTGTTTGCTATGCCGAAAAGTTCGGTATGAATGTAAAAATCGCCCGTCCCTGCCCCACACTCGGAGGTGTCGGAATGAGCGATGAAAGAAAATGGGCAAAGCTGATTGTCAGTGCGGCAAAAAATCAGAGCATTATGCTTACAGATAACGGTGGCGAAAAGTTCAGCTTTTGCTATGTGACGGACACGGTTTCGGCATTGATTGATATTTTGCTTAACGGAAAAAGCGGTGAGGCATACAACATTTCAAACGATAACGCAAATGTGACAATGCGGGAATTTGCACAGCTTGTAAAATCGGCAAATCCCGAAAAGAATCTCTCTGTAGTGTTCGTTCACAGAAAAGACAAAGAAGAACCCGAATTTTCTCCGTCATCCCCCACACCGTATGTTTTGTGCAACGATAAAATAAAATCACTCGGCTTTAGTCCGAAAACCACGCTTAAAGACGGAATAAAACGCAGTATAAGAGCAACAGAACTGCGTGCAGAATTGCGAAGGATAAAGTAATGCGTATTAAAGATTTTTTAAACGAATTTGAGGCCGACAGGGCGGCATTGCCCGGAGTTGAAAAAGAAACTCTTGCAAAACTCAGGAACAAAACAATTGTCATCTCGGGCGGTGAACTTGCAAGGTGTCTTTGCTATGCCTTTCTGTACAATAACGAGGCTAAAAGGCTCGGAATAAAAGTTATCCTTCTCGGCAAATCACGCAACGCAATGGCATCATACCACAGCGAACTCTTGTTAAGAGATGATTTTGATTTTGTTGATTATAATTCTGCATCGGAAATTTCAAGTGCCGACTATGTAATTACAACAGGAATCTGCGGTGAACATACAGACAACAACCCACAGATTATGATTGACGGCATTGCAGAGATAAATGCCTGTGCCAAAATTGCGAAAGCCACAGGCGCAAGAGTTGTCGTTGTGAACGACAGCAGAATTTACGGCAAAGCCAAACCGCACAGAGTTTATTCCGAAAACGAGTACGCAGAACTTGACGCAACCTCTCCCTCATCGCTTGCAGGTCAGCTTATGAGAATGAGAGAAACCGCCTTGCACTCGGTTTTGAAGAACAGCGAATCAACCGTTACCACGCTCAGAACGGGCATAATTTTGGGAGCGTCAAGCAACTTTACAAGCGTGCTTGATCCTGTTTTTGACGATATAGCCAACCGCCGTAACACAGTTGTTCCGGCAACAAGGGATCGCTATACCTTTGTTTATATCAACGATGTTTTAAAGGCGATTGTTTTCGCAATGACAAATCTTGAAGAAAACGCAGTTTATAATGTCGGCGGCAAAAACTGCAACGCATCGCTGATTATGATTGCGGCAGTTCTCAACGATATTTACGGCAGTCGCTGTACAATTGAGTCGGGCGATTTTACGGAGCTTGACGGCTGTGCAATTAATTCAAACAAGATTTCCGTAAACGAATGCACTCCCGACATAGACCTTGAAACCATGCTGAAAATCTGCATAATGGACAAGATGAAGTCCGAAAAAGTTTTGCGTATCCCCCACTCACACGAACGCAGACTTGATTCAATTCACGAAATTCAGCTTGCATTTCTGCTTGAAACCGACAGAATTTGCCGAAAGCACAACATAAAATATTTTCTCGGCGGCGGAACACTTCTCGGTGCAATCCGTCACAAAGGATTCATTCCGTGGGATGATGATGCAGATATTATGATGTTACGTGAAGATTTTGACCGCTTTTGCGAGATTGCGCCAAAGGAACTTCCGAGCAATATGACTTTTCAATCGTACCATACGGACAAGGCTTGTTTCTATGAATTTGCCAAGATCAGACTTGACGACACTTTCTTTGCAACCGACTTTGCAAAAGACCATCACGCAATGCACAACGGAATTGCGTTTGATATTTTCTGTCATGATAACACAGCCAATTCAGCAATCGGACGAAAAATTCATATGGCTGTGACTCTGTTCACAAGAGCGCTGGTGTTCAATAAATGGAACAATCGCAAGGCTGAAAACGGCAGTAGAATCCAGAGCATTGTAACAAATTTCTGCAAGAAAATATTTCCGCTCAGATTCAGTATGTGGCTTGAAGTCCGTACTTTAAAATTCTTTAAAAACAAAAAGAATGCAAAATATCTCTATGACGGAATGGGCAGAAATATTTATAACGGTGCTTTTCCAAAGGAATATCTTGACGATGTTGCTTATGCCGACTTTGAGGGTTACAAGTTCCCCGTGCCAAAGGAATATGACAAGTACCTTACTTTCCTCTACGGCGACTATATGGAGCTCGCACCGCTGTCAACAAGAATGGGTTGCCACGAAATTACCCTCTGCGACATCGGAAAATATGACGGTTTCAAAATCCGCAAACCCGATTCTGAAAAATAATCAGCGTAAAACAGACCGATAAAGTAAATGTCACTTGACACTTACCTGTCGGTCTGCTATAATAATATAGCACATTTTGGGTGTTGTTGCCGAATCAGCCGAAAAGTAAGATTCGTCTGAAAGTAAGCTCCGCCTCGGTTTCCCCACCGTGTAAAAACCAAGGGAATTTAAATTGATTATGCAAAGGTTGACACAATCATTTTCAACTTTCCATTTTCAATTTTCAATTTAATAAGCAGGTATGGCGGAATTGGCAGACGCGCATGGTTCAGGTCCATGTGAAAGCAATTTCATGCAGGTTCAAGTCCTGTTACCTGCACCATAGCTTTTTACCCCAGTAAATACGATGTTTACTGGGGTTTTGCTATACTTAAATCACTCTAAAACACGGAAAAATACATATCGTAGCTAACACACAGCTAACAAGTAGCTAACAAATTTACAAATAACAAACTCCCCTCACCTATCTTTAATGACAGTGTGAGGGGGATTTTTTTGCAATTATGTGTTTTTTTATTTCTTTATGCAGTTTGTTTAATCGCTGAATTTATTCTTTCCTCAGCAATTTTGTAATACTTTTCGTCAAGCTCAACACCGATAAAATTGCGGTTTGTATTTATGCAGGCAACTCCCGTTGAACCTGAACCCATGAAGCAGTCAAGGACGGTTGCGTTTTGTGAAGTAGTTTTTTTAATCAAAAATTCAAGGAGTTCAACAGGTTTTTCATTCGGGTGAATTAACTTATACGGTGGCACCCTTGGAACGGAAATCAAGTCCTGTGGTCGCCCACTTTTGAATTTAAAATCATCGTTCGGTATCCAAATGATACTCTCGTATCTGCCGCCGAATGCCTTTTTAAGATTGCCCATACTATGACTTTTTTTGTCCCAAATAAGAACGTTTTTCGGCTTTAAACCGTTACGAATAAACTCATCAATGAAAATCTGCTGAACATCCCAACGAGTGAAACATAAGATGCCTCCTGTTTTTGCAATCTTTGACTTTATCAATGGGATAAAATCTGTAAATGGCTTTTTATCATTTAAGATTTTAGACATTCTTTTCGTTTTGTCTTTGCGCCACACTGATTGATAATCAATTCCGTAAGGCGGATCTGTCAGCAACAGGTCTATGCTATTTTCGGGCAAATTTTTCAATACTTCAAGGCAATCGTTTTGATATAAATTTACCGTTTTCGTCACCCCATTTCTTTATTTATGGCATCCGCACCGCCACATAAAAATTGCAACGGTGCGAAATATTTAACATCAGCCGAGTGCTTTTTTAGCATTTGCAATTTTCTTGTCTTTGACCCAGTTGCAATCATTGATGAGATGATAGATAGCATTGATTGTCTTCTCGCCGACAATGCCATCAACTGTGACCTTACCTGCTCTCTGTGCCTCTTTTACAGCTTTCAAAGTGCCGTCACCGAAACCGTTTGAATTATCGACCTTTGTTTTGATTATTTTCATGTTGTATAATGTAATCAACTGCTTTTTGAATGCGAGTGTTGCTGTGTTATGTGCGCCGTATTTAATCATTTCTTCTTCCTCCGTGTTTGTTGTTTTCCCGCTGAGCTGTGCGGTTACTTTGTCTGCAAGATTGCCGAGCCTGTTATAGAGCCAGTCACCTGGGCAAGATTTATTTGCAAACCACCTATGTACAGTCAAGACCATTTCACCTGATTTTGGCGAATAATTTAGCGTCTTGTCTTCATTACCAAACCAAAGCAGTTTAGTCTTGCCGTTTCGCTTGCAGATGTCAACGCATAAGTCAACGAGTTTGTTGTAAACTTTGCTGTTCATCGTGTACGGAGCTACCGTGTCGCTTGCACATTCGATTGTGACTGCACGCTGGTCATTTGCATTTGATGAACTACACCAAGAGCGGTTGCTCTCATCAACACAAAGCAACACTCTGCCGTCATAGCCGATTCCGTAGTTACAGCTTGCCTCACAAGCTGTGTTCTGAAAAATGTTTCCGAGTGTTTCAACGCTACACTGACCGACTACACAATGCGGAGTAATGCGGTCAATACTGTGTATGCGTTTACCGCTGTGATTTGGCGATAATTTAGTGTAATTTACAAGTTTTGAATTACTCATGTTATTCCTCGCTTTCATCTGTTTTTGCTTCGACTGTTGTCTTTAATCTCTTGACGATTGATACCAAAAATTTTGGCAATGGAATACCAATTTCCGAGAGATTTTCTAGAATTGAAATCAACTCGTTGATGATAAACCAAATCGTAACAATCATGCCGATGCAGTAGTTAATCCGCAGGTCGATTCCGCAGTTGACAAGTGCCGAACTGATAAGATAGTCAGCAACAATACCGACCGCTACGGCTACGATATAGCCTACCTTTTTGATAATGCCTGTTACACCGACACGGCTGTTAAGCGTGTGGCTGATGTATGCCTGTGCCATTCCTGTGATATAGTCGATAATCATTACCGCAATCATCACCGCAAACGGCACAAGCAAGATGTTAAGATATGCGACAATTGCTCCGCACACAGTGGCGAATAAGGCCTGTAAAATGTTTTCTTTCATTGTTTACACCTCGCTTTCTGTCGGCTCATCAACGGTTGGATTGTCGCCCCACACCGCCATGACAGCGTTATAGTATTCATCCGACAGCACCGTTTTGAGCTGTTCTCTGCCTGATTCATCATTCATATAGGCATTGCGGATGTTTCCGCCTACCTGCATTTCTTCACCGTTAAAGGTCAAAAACTGCTGTCTGAGTACCGACACGCTGTCCTTTGTCAGCATATCAAGTGTGATTTTTTCTTTAAGTTCCATAATTTTTACCTCCATTATTTAATTTTGTACGAACAAATCACATTGATTTGTTCGCCGTCTGCGAATGTGTAAGCCGTTTTATCCTGTGTCTGAAACTGCAACCAAGTGTTATTTTTTAACACAGCAAATTTAAAGAGCTTGCCAAGGTTTGAAATGCCGACACAAAAAACATTGTCCTCGGCAATGCATTTGTACGGCAAATCAATCAGCGGATATGTGCTGTTTGCTCCAATTGTAGCCGCATTCATTTTGACCGTTGCACTGACGATTACGATGTCACCAATCGTCTTATATGTACAGCTTGCACTTTTGATTTTATCCGCAATGGTTGAATAAGGTGTAAGTGTTGATGTTCCGCTTTCAATATTTGACGAATCGTATTTAGTCGACAAGGCGGTTTTATCTGCTTTCACAAGCAGAGCGTTGTAAACTGCTCCGCTTGTGAGGTAACACGGGCTGTTATTTTTTGGCTCGCTGTCAAACGGCATTGAATCAAGTTTTCGGGCAAGTTTCTTATCTGTTCCTTCCCGTGTATATGCGTCTGAAATGCCGTACCCTGCGAGTGTTGTTGCCTTATCAGCTTTGTTTGCAAGATTTGCGTCGGCCGTATCAAGCCTTGCTCCAAGCGAATTTTGACTGCCTCTTGCTGTGGTTATTTCGGTTTCAAGTGCAATTACTCCGTCTGTTGCCCGTTCAATCCCCTCGTCCATATGGTTGAGGTTGTCGGCAGTCAGCGGAGTTGCTTTTGAGGGAGTATTTTCCCAGTTCATTCGTGTGTATTTGTTCAATTTTTTTATTCTCCTTTCGCTGTGATTTTGTCTGTGAGTGCCTGTATGCCTGTAAGCTCTCTTGACAGCACATATGATGTCACGGTTGCGTTTTGTGGAGTGCCGTCAGCGTTATATGCATAGTTGCCGTCAGCGTCGGTTACATAATATTTAATCTGTATCATATCGCCAGGTTCAACCCACAATCTACCGTCAAGGGTTGCCTCGATAGGCTTATAAATTTTATGGTGTATTCGCTTGCCCGTATCGCCTGAAAACAGATTTTCAAACTTATGTATCCACGCCCCGCCTGCGTTATCGTTTTCCTGCCATACAAGAATGTTATCTGTCATATCATAGGTTTTACCGCCTAAAAACTTGTAGCTACGCACCTTTGCGGTTCGTGTAGCACCTCCGATTGCAAAGTCAACAGTCCCGTATGTACCGCTTGACTTTTCATCAGCATTGAATGCCTCGTAAAAGTCATATTTTTCTGCTTTTGTTGTATCGGTTTCAAGGTTGACAAAAACAATGTTACCGCCTTTTCGGTTATCGGGTTTAACAAAAGCAAACACACCGAGCATTTCCGCTGTATAATTAAGCAATTGACCGTAATTAACCTTTTCGGAATCATTAAGCCATACTTTGTTAAAAATTTTCATATTCTTAACAGTCAGATTCTCAACCTTGTTGATAACCTCGTTAAGTAAACGGTCGGATAAAAAATGGGCATCAGGTTGACCGCATAAGTTAGTAAATTTTTCAGAAACCATTGCCAACAGTGCATAGACCGAAGTGCTGTTAGAATTGTTATTCCAGAGCTTTTGCAGAGCGTTTGTACAGTCGGTTTCATAAAGCTGTGAAATCACATCATAGGCGGTTATGCTGATTTTGTTCTGATCCGTTTTATTGACCTCGGCTTTGTCAATCATACCGTTAAAAATGCACCACGACTTTGTTGTCACGGCTTCGCCCGGATAGAGCGTGTCGCTCGGATATAATGAACTGCTCGGCAGTATCGGAGAGCCTGACGGAAAAGTTTGTGTCAGCTTAACTAAAATCCAACAACCGACAAGTTTTGAAACATCAAAGGTTCTGTCAACGGTGTTCAGCAATCCGATTTTAAATTCGGAAGCAATGCAACCGCCGAACTTTAATTTGTTTTCGTCACAAATCGACTGTTTAAGGCTCATACTTTCGCTTTCAATGTTGGTTTCGGTGATGACATCAAACTTGCTGTCGGATGAAAAGATTTCGAGCTTATTTGAAATAAGTTCGTTAATAATTTTCTGCTTATGCGTACTTGAAACGGATAGCAATCTGTCACCCCCCTTAATACTCAATAAAAGTGAAAGTCACGGCATTGTATATGATGTTGTTTTTGGTGATTTTCTTGACCTGATAGGTGATGTCGGGCATATAGGCGGTCATTGTGCGATATGCAAGCAGTTCATCGTCCCAATACTCAACACGGATTTTACGCTGTTGAGAGTTGTCCCACGAACTATTCAAAGCACTTCTAATCGACTGCATTTGTGCAAGGGTGAGTTTATCAACGGTTGTAAACTCAATTTTCGACTTGTAATTTGGCGAAGTTGTGCGGTGCAGAAGATTGTTGCTGTCACGGTATGCCTTGATTTCGGTTCTCTGGAGCGGAGTGCCGTTGTAGTTATCCTTTGCAATAAGCTCGTGCGGAAACAGCTTACCGCTCTTAGGAAACCTTATTAAATAACCTTTAAAATTTGCCATGTCATCATCTCCTAACCTAACGCACCGACACCGTGACGCTTTTTGACTGCGTTGTTGCGTTTTACAATGTTGTTAAAAATCACTTCGCCGTCAAGATTTACGGTAAGGTTAATATCACCGCTGTCACCTGTTGAGCCTATCTCTGCCATAGCCTCAATAAGTGCCTGTTTGATAGTTGAAATCGGCGAAACAACCTCAGCCTCACGCTTGTTATCACCGAGTACGGCAAGAAATTCGCCGTAATTTGCCGGAACAACCGTACCTGTGGCAAGTCGGGGAACTGTAATGTTAGGCAGTCCAACATTGCCGTTTACGCTTCCTAACGCTTCATAAGCGATCTTTGCCGCTGTACTCATTCCGCCTGAAATAGCACTGCCGAGACTGTTGAACGGATCTATAAAATTGTTTAAGAAGTTCTGAACAACACCTAAAAATCCGTTCATAGGCTTTTTTACAGCACTCTTGATACCCTCAAAAGCATTTGAGAAAACGCTTGAAATCGGATTGATATGTGTTGAAATAAAGCTAAGCATTCTTGCAAGCGGACTTCTCAAAGCGTATATTCTGTCGCTGATACCGTTTGCAAGACCTTGAACCGTGTAACCGCCTCTTTCATACATTTCTGTTGACGGGGAATGAATTCCCATTGTAGTGTCATATTCTGAAAGGACAAGAGAAGCAAGACCGTTGCTGTTTTTGACAAGCGCACCTTTGTATGCGTCTGTACCCTCAACAAGACCGAGAACCGTGTTTTTACCTGTATCTTTTGCAGCTTTTTGCAAATTGTTCAAAGATTTCCACTGCGAATTTTGAACATCCGTTGTACTGATAAGACCTGCATTATACGCCATAAGAACAGCGGCGGCGTCTGAATAGTTGCCATTAACAACCTTTTGTACATCTGTAAGGTCATCACCCGTCATAGTCAGTTTGTTCATAGCGGCAATAGCTTTATTTACCGAACTTGTTGCACCGTCAAGAGATTTTGTTTTGCTCTGAATATTCTCGAAGTATTCAATGCCCTCTTTCCATAAAGCGTCGTTTTTAGCACCGCCACCAAAATAGTAATTTTCAAGAGCCTGCATACTTTTGCCGTTTTTCTCAAGCCACTTTTTCAGTTTTTTCTGTTCGTTTTCAAGGTCTTTTTTCTTGTTGTTATAATCTGATTTTGCACTGCTGTATTTCTTTGACGCAAGAATTCGTTCTTTGCTATTTTCAGAAGATAATTCAGCTAATGCGGCACTATTTGCAAGTTGTTGATATTTATCAATTGTACTGTCAATAACCTTTTGCACCTCGGCTAAATCACCATTTAAGTGTACTTTGCCGTCAGCACTGACAGTAACATACTGATTCCACACATCGCTGAAACCGTCAACATTGTTTTTAAAATATGTAACAATGGTTTCAAGCTGTGCCTGCTCTTCTGGACTAAGCGTAGCTTTCTGTAACAGTTCATCAAGTTTCTGTTGGTAACTGTCAACAAGTGTATTGTCTGCATACAAGCTGTCCATTCGTTCAAGAGTTTCTGACAAATTATCCTCAATACCTTGCGTAGTTGTATCAAGCCTTGATTTTATACCGTCAATTTCATCAGCAAATTTTTTAGCTTCAGAATTACTCCAAACAAGCTGATTATATACAGTAACTGCAGTCACAAGTCCGGTGATGGCACCGGCAACGGCTAAGATTGGATTTGCAGAAACAGTTGTCAAAAATAACTTTATAGCATTTTTGACTTTGTCAATTCCGCTTGCAATCGCTTGTCCTGCCTTGAAAACAACAACAGCTGTACCAACTGCAGTAATGCCACCTGCGATAGCGTACAAGGTTTTGTCACTAATAGATTTAACTATTTTGCTTAACAGTTTCAACGCTCCTGCAAGGGCTTCTATAAGTTTCGGAACTGCTTCTTCAATTGTCCATTTTGCAAGTGGGAGAAGAATATTCTTGTATGCCTGTTTCAGCTTATCTCCACAGGCTTTGAGCAAATCTCTGAATGCCTGTCCGAGGTCGGCAACGGCTGATACAAGCGGTGACAAATCAAGACTTTCAAGCCATTCAAGGCGAATCTCTGACATATCGCTCAAAAAGCCTGTGATATCTTCAACAATGCCAAGGATTGCTTCCCAAATCTTTTTGCCCGATTCATTTTTGTCCCAAGCCTGTTTGATTTTAGTCCGCAGAGTTTTGGTGTAGTTGTTGCAGTTTTTGATGATATTCAGAATATTAGTCCAAATTCTCTCACCGGTGCCGTTGTTCCAGACTTTGCGAAAATCCTCTGCAATCGTATTTACAAGTTCAAGCAAGCTGTTCCATTTGTCGATAATGGATTGCACAACCTCGTCACCAAGTCCTGCCTTATTCCAAGCCTTTGTAAACGCTCCCGAAATATCACCGATGATATCAAAAACATTTTTCAAAAGCTGTTTGATGTTTCCGATAATCTTTTCGCCTGTGCCGTTTTTCCACACTCTCTTCCACGATTCGCCGATTGAAACAAAAGCATTTTTCAGATTATTCAAGGCTCTTTTAATGCTGTCAAAAACCTTGTTTGTACGCTTTTCAATCGCTGTTGCGGCAGTATCAAGTGCGTTAACTGCGGCTTTAGAAGATTTCTTTGTGGGGCTGTTTACTGCTGTGCTGTCATCTGATGAACTGTTTTCAATGCTCATCACATTGAGCCTGTCAAATCCTTGAAGATTGTCTTTAATTTCCTTTGTCTTTTTCGATGTTGTGGCAAGTGCAGAGTTTGCACTCTTTGTTTCATCGGCGAGGTCTGTCATTTCAGAGCTTGCGGAATTTGCGGAATTGTCGGTTGCAGATGAATAGCCGAAAACCTGTTCCGTAAAGCTTTTGAATTTTTCCGTTGCAACATCTAATTTTTCGATAAAGGAATTAAAATTTTTCAACAGCGGAGAAAACACATTGATAAGACCTTGACCGAGTGTTGCTTTCAGGCTGTCAAGTCGGAGCTGTAAAATTCTTGTCTGATTTGCCCAGCTGTCCTGCGTTCGGACAAAGTCACCCGTCGCATTGGCGAGCTGGTCTTGCACAAACTTGTAACGCAATGTTACTTTTTCGGCTTCGGTCATTTTAGCTGTGGTTTTGTCGTAACCGTTTGCAAGAGCATAGCTGTCAAGCGCGGTCTGCGTCATTACAATACCCAAATCTTTTAAAGTTTCGGTTTCGCCCGAAAATACTGATTTAAGTTTTGTATAGGCTTCGTCCTGTCTGATGTTGTAGAATGAAGCAACATCGCCTGCAAGTCCTGTCAGCGTGGTTGACATATCATAGGCTTCTTTCTCTGTAAAGCCGAAAGCTTCAGCCATTGAGCCGAAAGTACCGACATACCGCTTTGCCATTGTTTCGGACAAACCAAAAGAGTTAGCTGCACTTTTTGCCCACTTGTCAACCTGTTTGGTCATTGCCGGAAAAGTAACATCAACAACATTCTGCACCTCCGCAAGGTCAGAACCAAGTTCAATGCACTCTTTGCCGAAATTTGTAATTGCATAAGTACTGAAAGCAACAGCGGCAGTCTTTGCAAAGGTCTTAAGCTGATTTTTTACCTTTTCGATTGATTTGGTAACAGTAGTATTAACCTGTGCCAAACCGCCGTTAAAACCCGATGTATCAAGCTTCGTGTCAAAATTCAGATAACCGTCAACCGCCATATTTTCACATCCTTTCATTTAAAAATGGGCATAAAAACAGCGCACACCGTTATGATGTACGCTAATAAAATTTTGCAAAAGAACAGCCACCCCGTTTGGAGTGGCTTTTTGTTTTAGTTTGATTTGCTTGAAACAGCGTTGTACATTTTCACCTCAGACAAAATCGACATATTTAGCGTCAACGATAATTACACTGCCATCAGAATAGTAAGTAGATTTTACTTCTCTTATTGTTCCATAAATTTCTACTTTTTGATTTCTTTCGTAATATTCAGCGTCACCGTGTACATCTATAAGATTTCCGCTTTTATCTTTCAGCACGAACCAAGTTCCGTCATCTTTACAAAGGGCAGAAACTGTACCTGTAAATTTACAGTACATACCTTCGTATCTGTCAGGAGCAAAAAGAACATCATCATAATCGTACTCGTCACAAAGCTCTTTGTAAGTTGCTTCTCGTTCGGCAGGTGACATTGTAGTTGTTTTCTGAAATGTTGTAGGAACTTCCGTTGTTTCTACTTCTGTTGTTTCTTCAAAATCATCATCTAATAACGAACTGCTTTCCGCTGTTGTACCGCAGCCAACAAGCGATACTGCAAAAACTGCGGTTAATGCTAACGCTATGAGTTTTTTCATACCGCACCTCAATTACGCTTTCCAATGGCAATTGGGACATTCCGCAACATTGCTATATGAGTTCATACAATGGCAGTTTGGGCATTCCCATTTATCTTCCGAAGAAGTGTCACTGCTTTCGCTCTCCGTGGTTTCCTCTGTTTCCTGTTCACCGCAAAGAAATTCGAGCTTTCCAAGAATACAGGAAATGCCAGCAAAAATTAAACAGAGAACTGCAACGGAAATCAGACATATTACAGTCATTCCCATATTAAAGCCTGTTGTAAATTCTTCTGTAGCGGAGTTGTATGTAGATGTTGGAAATTGAAAACCTGCAGCAATACTGCCTACACCACCTAAAATGCCAATAATCCAAGCCACAATTTTAAAAATCTTACTTTTCATTGTTTATCCTCCTAAATGTTAAAACAATATAGTTTTTATTTAATCATACACTAACAATTAGAGAATGTCAACAATATGTGATAAGATACTACACTACACAAGCGAATTTATGAAGTCAAGTTCTTCTTTATCTTCGGCTGTGAGTTTGGGCTTTAGGTCGATAAGTTCTTTATGTTCATTGTAGAAATCCCGTTCGGTTTTGTCGAGCTTCTTATGCTTTGCCTTTTTGGTGCGTATTGAAATCACCTGTGTAAACAAGCCGTCGCCCACTTCATTGAACAAGCCGAGAAAAGTCCACCAGTGCATATAATCGACTGTGCGTGTTTCCACTCCTGCAACCTTATTGAGAGCAGAGAAGATGATGTGTCCGTCCTGTTCCCAATCAAGCACACGAACGGGGAGCTGTTTGCCCTGGGGAATATCTCCGCCGTCAAGAAACCAAGTTGCCCTGTCAAGTGCCTTTTGGTAATTTTCGGGAATCTCCTTGTAAAGGCACTCGACACACACTCGGCATTTTTCAAAATCGTTCAGATCATCGTCTGCATAGGCTTTGAAAATCAGCAGAGCAACACGGAAGTCAGAATCAATTTCGTAGTTTCTGCCGTCAACCTCAAGGCTTTTCGGCAGTAATTCAATCACTTTTTCACCTGTGAAGTGTATTTGCCGACTTTCTCATCGGAAATTTTCTGTGCCGATTCAAAATCCGCCTGCATAACAGGAATAAGCACTTCAAGGAAGTTTTCAAAAATCGGCTTACCGCCCACAAGTGAAAGACAGTTAATTTCACCAAAGGCAACCGTGCAGACATCCGAGCCGAAAATGTAGTTAATCTGTTCTCTGATGTCCTTGTCGCACTCGGTGATAAGCTGAATTGCGTCTGTGTTTTCAGCTTTTTCAGCGTTTTCATACTTCTTCTGAATCTGCTCAATATTCTTGACTGCCTCGTTGAGCCTTGCAAGAATGCCCACATCCGCGGTATTGATACGGATTACTGCGTTTTCGTCATCGCCAATCTGATACTCCTTGTAACCTCTGTCAAAAACAAGTTTCTGCATAAATCAATCCCTCCCCAAAGATTAAACCGTTGCGGTAAAGGTCGGCACTTTCTTCTCAATTGTAGCCGTACCCTGCTGTCTGTCGCCGTTGAATGCGATGTTGAACGGAATGTTCACACCGCCCTGAGCACCGCCGTAGGACTGTGGCTTTACGATACAGGTTTCAGTCCAAGCGTCATACGGACCTGTCTTCTTATCAACAAGGACTTCAAGAATTGCAGTCTTGCAGTCGTCGCCTGTAAGGCGGTTCATTGCAATATCCTTAATCTTTTCATAGATTGCATCGCCTGTATTTGCGTAATAAGTGTCTGCGTCAATTGACGGTTCATAGCCGTTATCGTTTACAACGGTTTCGTCAAGAATGTTCTTGACTGTTTCTGTGTCGGGGTTGAGTTCAACGGACATATCCTCGATGTCACGACCAATCAAAAACCACTTAGGGGTTTCGCCTGTGCCGAACGAAGCGTCAATGTAGTGCATAAGATAACTTCTTTTGAGTTTACCGATATCGGGTGTTGTTGCCATAATTAAAATTCCTCACTTTCGATTTTGTAATCTGCGGTAATCTGTAACTGATACATTACATTACCGATTAAATTGCTGTCGGGTATGTCATAAAGCATACCGTTTGAACAGGTTATTTTTGTGAGCGTACCTGCAAGCTCATTGTCGCCAACCGTTACGGTCAGCGTTTGCCCTTTTGACTGTTTTTCAAGCCACAGCTGTAGCTCGTTAATAAGTCCGCTGTTGGCAAGGCGGTCATAGTCATTAACCGACTGATAAACAGCGTACAAGATGAATGTGTGCTGTCGCTCCTGATTGCCGAGAACATCGGATTTAATCAGTGTGTCGCCTGTCGGAGATAAGCCGTAGCTGTCGGTGTCGGGAGTTGTGTAGTCAATGTGCAGGACATCGTTCAGCTTTGGAAAGCTCATCACAATGCTCCGCATAAGTTCAATTATGTTCATTCTGCCGTGCCTCCTGCCACTTTAGCAGCACCCTGTAAAATCTCTTTTTTATGGTCGGCTTTCATTCGTTCAAACCACATCTTACCGGCAAGCGGGTGCTTTGCCCGAGAATAAACAAGCATTTTGCCTGTTGGGTGTTTCTTCTGTCCTTTAGGGCTGAAATAGCCCACAATAACACCGTTTTCCTTAATCGGGATATTAGGACCGTAAACCTTGCCGTAGTAGAGATACCTCGCATACGGTGTGTTCTGATGAATTTCGCCCGAGCCTATAACCGTTGAGAGGGTTGCCGACTTTTCAAGCACGCCGTTTCTTAACGGTGTATAGGGTTTCATTAATCGTAAAACCGTGCTATCAACATACTTTTGCACCTTTAACACATCGGCATTTTTGCGGACTGCAAACTTTTTATCCCAGAGGAAACCTGCCGTACCGTTTTTTGACTTGATGACAAAATCGGGCGGTTGAACAATCTTCATGCAATCACCTCGCCGAAATTTTGATGTGCTGTAAATCGGTTACGCCGTAGAGCTTTTCATCAATCGACATAACCGCATAGCACCTGTGGTTTTGCTTTAGCGTTTTAAGGCTTTGTGACACGCTCTGATGGTTTGAATTATCAAAGGTAAAATTACTCTCGCCCTTAATAATAATGTCCTGTGCGCTGTTCTGAGGGGTGCATAGCTGACCTGCAAAAAGGTTTTCGCTCGGCTTTAAAAAGTCGGGCAAAAGTCCTGCGGATTCAATCGGGATATACACCGTCACGCTGTCAGCGTTCTGCATTCCGCTTTTAAGCACATTGCGAGCCTTGTTCTCCTGCCAATGACATTCGGGAATGAAATATCGGTCATAACCCGAGCCGTTGAATCTGTAGATTGTGCAGGAGCTTTCAGGGGTAATAATCATCTGCGACCACCTCTGTACAGCAAATCGGTGTCAGCAAGATACTTGTAAATTGTGTGTCTGACAGCCTTTTTATGGGCGGTTTTACGCTCTTCTTCGGACACATAGCTTACGGATTCATCACCGACGCTTGCAGATGAAATTCCTGAATTTGCGGACTGCTTTTCATCGTTATACACAAGCTCTGCAAGCTCACAACAGCAGAGTTTTACGCTTTCGGGAATATTGCCTTCGTCAACATTTTCACCTGTGTATGCCTTAATGAGCAGAGTTGCGGAGCGTGCATAATAATCAAAGGCGGAAACAATGACCGCCTTTCTGCCACAGAGATATTCAGAGGTGTAATAGCCTTCATCGGCATAAGCGGTCATAGTAACACTCCTTTAAGCCTCTACGGCTGAATGGCAGTAGATACCTGCCTTTTTATTCTCGTAAACATCGGCAATACCGACCATACGATAACCAAACTTCCAACCGTCAGAACTCTGATTAACTGACGGCTCAATAACCTTTGTGTCAAGGTGCTTTGTGAACTGAATCGGAGCAGAGCCGTGAATAATCATAAAGTTGATATTCTTGCCCGAAGTCGCCTTTTTGTAACCGCCCTTTTCCTTGCTTGAGGATGTGCCGTCAAGCTGTTCAATTGCTGTATAGAATCTTGACTGAGGAACAAGTGTGGTATCTGCAAAACGGCTGAGAACCTCCCTTGACTTAGTTGTGTCAAGGTCCTGCACAAGACCGTAAAGCGGTGATGTGATGAAAAGGTGTCTGTCCTCGAAAGGAACTTCATCCTCATCCATTTTTGTTGAGGCTGTGCGGAGAGCCTTTACAACATCTTCACCTGTTGTGAGAATTGCGCTCACGGAAGAAATACCGCTTGTACCGGCATACTTTGCAAAGCGGAAAGCGTCAAGCTCGGGAACAACCTTTGTGCGGATAAACTCGCCCGAAAGTCTGCCGAATGCAATGCCTGCCGTTTCTGCATTATCCATTGTGTCAACCGTGAACATTCTGCCACGGTCAAAGTTACATTTCACGGTTTCGTTCGTAAGCTCAACATCGCCGTCAACATAACCGCTGTTGCGTGAGTAGTCTGCAAGACCGTCCATTGTGAGCATCGGAATGATAAGCTCGTTTGCGTTAGCGCCCTGTGTTGCAAGGTCTGACGCACCGTCAATTTTGCTTGTGAGTGCCGACTGCTTATAGACCTCATCAAGCAACGCTGTGTACTGCTTAAAAAGTGCAATTGTGTTTGCCATAATAAAATCACCTCATAGATTTAATAAAATTATTTCTTTTCGGCAGAAAGTCCCATAGCCGCACGCATTGACGCAAGCGGATTTGAGCCTGTACCGCCGTTACCTGTATCGGTTGCACCGACAGGATTCTGAAAAGGCTCATCAGAACCGAACATATAGCCGTTTTCGGACTTAACCTGTTCGAGAGCCTTTTTGATGTCATCTGCCTGATTTTTAGATGTTTTCAGGTTTTCAAGGTCAAGCAGAGCCTTGACAGCCTTTGCATTTTTCGCACCGCTCTTTGAAACAGCGGTGTCAAGAACAGAGTTAAACTCCATGTCGGCGATTTTTATCTGATACTCGTTTTCCTTTGTTTCAAGTTCGCCGTTGAGCTTTTTGATTTCGCCCTTGAGCTCGTCCACATTGACACCCTCAAACTTTTTGAGTGCAGTCTGTGCAGTTTCAAGCTGTGACTTGTAGTTGTCCCTTGATGTGCGGAGCTTTTCAACCTCTGATACAGTTTTGTAATTATCCGCAAAGGCTTTTTCAAAGTCAGCCTTTTTATCTTCGGGAACTGTAAAGCCGATTTCGGAGAGAAGTGTGTGTATATTCTTCATAGTAAATCCTTTCTGTATAGCTTGTATTCCGCTTTGCCTGCGGTAGAAATTCAGCCGTTATAACCTACGGCAGGGTAAAATAAAAGCACCTATGCAATCAAATGCAAGGGCGCTTAATCTGCTTTTTCTGTTTTAACTGCTTTGGCTCTCGGCTTTTTGGGAGCGTCAGGCTTGACCTCTTCTGCAAAACCGCCGTCAATGAGTTCCTTTGCTCTCTGCTCGGAGCATTCAAAAACTTCATTCACAGGTCGGGTTACATAGCCGTTCTGCCTGTCATTAAATGCTGTTGTTACTCTGATTTTCATTCTGTCACCACCTTTCAAAACCGGTCGAAATCGACGGGTTTAAATGCAATAAAAAAGCACTCTGATTTCTCAAAGTGCTGGTTTGATGTATTTAGTTTTGTCTTGGTAAGTTACAGGCAAGTTAAATAATGCCGTAAACAAGCCGTTTTCCTTACTCTGAACATATTCTCGGCAAGTTAAACAACAAAACCGCCCTTTTTACGGAGCGGTTAGATAAATGGGTCATTGCTAATATAGCCGTCTTCTATTAAGCTTTTAAATATATGAGCTTGTTCTTTTTCAAAAGCAGTCAGGTTTTCAGAAAAACCTATTAATTTGTACCTATGTTGTCCATTAACTACATACGGTTCAAAAACTCCAATTCCAGAAGAGAAAAAAGGTTTCTTAATAAGATTAAGGTATTTTTTATATTCAACAACTACTGATTTTGGTGCATTATCGTTTATCAAAAATGCACATCCGTATTGAATAGTACCTGTATTATCAATAGCATATTTTGCACTATGATAAAACCAATCAACGGGATTATCTATCATTGTTCAACCACCTTTAATGTCATAAATCGTTCAGTCTTTTTTTCGTAATTACCTTTATAATCTTTTACAGTTATCTCTCGTTCTCCAGCGTCAACAACTTCATATGTTGTATTCTTATCAATCAAAAATTCGAATTCAGCAGGACTATCTGAAATTTTGTATAGATAAGCTCCCTTAGTTTCCTTTGGTGCAATAATTTCCAGAGTAGTTCTCGTTGGCTTATCAATTCCACCAAATGCTAACTGTGTATCAGAACACAAGGTTGTGCTGGTAAATCCCTTCTCAGTAAATTTTTTACCAATCATTTTACGCATATCTTCAACCGATGAAGTCGCATTCGTAATAAAATCCACATTCCCCACGGACCGTTTTAATTTTAAAGGTTCGTTCAGCTTGAATTTCGATAGTTCTTTTGATATCTCATCACCAACACCATTAAGGCTACTCACATACTTTTCACCATAGCGTTTTTTAACCTTTTCAAGAGACTCTCCACCTCTTTCAAGAGCGTTGATAATGTCGTAATCACCACCTGTATATCGGTAAATAGAATGGTTATCATCTCGACTGAACGATACATCTTTATTTAGTTCATAATAATCATTCTGCCAATTTTCAAATTCTTCAACATTACTCAAAGACAGTTGTTTTGTTTCTTTAATTATATCATTATTTTCTGCCTTTTCAACAGTTTTTTTCTGAACATCTGATTTCTGACTTGTGCCTGTATCTATTTTTTTACTCTTTTTCTTTGCTTTTTTTGCTTTATCGTGCCACTCATCGGCTCGGGTTTGGGCAATGCGTTTATTGTCCTCGTCAAGACTGTATTCGGCACGGTGGTCAAAGCGTTCTGCCTTTTTCGGGAGTTTTGAGCCTAAAGCATTTTTGCCGTTTACGGTTACTCTTTCCCATTGTTCGGGAAGTCCCATAGCTTTTGAAAACTTTACATATTCGTCCTGCCTTTGAAAGTATCTGACCTTTGCACCTGTGATTGTGTCATAGTCTGCACCGCCCTGTGTAAGCAGTTCAATCTTCTGTCGGTCGGCACGCATTGCGGTTTCAAGCTGTCTTTGCTTCTGCTGTGCCTCATATGCCGTGTACTCTTTGCCGTTATACTCTTTCGGGGTGTTCTCCTCCTCGTTCATACGGTCAAGTTCTTCATCGCTGTATGTCGGGGTATCAATGCCCTTGATAAACGGCGAATAGCTGTGATAGCAATTCGCACCGCAAAGACCTGTGACCGTACCCAATCCGCAGACGGTTTCAAGCTCCTTTTTGCTGTACACTCTGCCCTGCCACACCTGATGTGTCGGTCTTGCACCACGGTGATAGCTGACCTCGAAATATTCCGTGCCGAGCTGTTCGGCATTGTCCTCGTTGACCTTTGCGACAACCTGATTAAAGCCTGTCATCAACGCCCTGCGTGCCGCCACATCAACACGATTGCTCCAACCGCTTGCATAATCAACGGTACGCAATCCACTGTCGGTCATAGCTTTAACCGCTTTTTTAAGGACTGTGTTATAATCAACCGCACCGCTTGCAATCTGCATAAGTCCGTTGTCAAGTGTATCTTGATAAAACTTTGCAAGAGGAGTAAATGACAGCGTATTGTCGGCATTTCTCACGGCGAATCCGAGTGAGCCTGTAATGTTCCTGTACTCCGATTTTGTCTGATTTTTAACCGCCTTTACAAGTTGTTGCAGCTGTTTATTTTCTGCATAAGGAATATACTCTTTGCCCTTGCTTGTATAAAGCTCCTCATTTCTTGCATATCCCGATTTCACGACTTCGTCATAGATTCTGTCGATTTCATCGTCAGACACATCGAGCGTGCTTTGAATAAGGCTGTCTATTTCATCCTTACTCACGCCCAATTCATAAAGCCTGTTAATCTGCCAATCGGCAGCAGAGGTTATCTCCTCACCGTTAGCTTTCAAACGCTCCGTAAGGTCGGACATAATATTTAACTGTAAACTGCGGTACAACTGTTCCATAGCCGAGGGCAAAGCCTCAATTTCAGTCGGAGTGAACATTATTCGATAACCTCAGAGGACTGCGGAAGATTCTTTTTCGCTGTCTTTTCGTCCTCTCCATACCACTTCATACGGTACTCATCAGGTCGCATAATACCAAGGTTTAAGTCCTGAATATCCTGCTTGCGTTCGGTTTCTTCATCGGTCAGAATACTGTCCTTGAAATCGCATACAAACGAATAACCGCTTGTTGTCAGCGAATTGTAAAAGGCAAGAGCATACACCAAGTCATCAAGGCAATAGCGAAGCTGTTTCTGAATTGCCGACACGGTGTTGTACTTTCTGTCCTTTGCCGACTTAATCTCCGTAGCAGTCTTTGCAACTGTTTCGGGGTTTGAAAGGTCACCGTATGCAAGACCGACCGCAAATTCAATCATACGCAGATATGTATTCAAGCCGTCCGTAATGTCGGACTGTCGGAACGCAGGCGAAAAGTCCTTGAACAGTTCTTCGTCGCCCAAATCCACATCAACGGCACGGTACAAACGCCTGTTAAGTCTGTCGGCTTTGCCGTCCTTAAACACGGCAGAATCAACATGAATCGCACGCTCTCCGCTTTCAAATTCCCAGTCAAGCCGTCCGAACTGCATATCGGCTTTCTGAATGATTTCAAGTCCGCTGTCAAAAATCGACATACCGCATGATGAGCCGTCAACCGTGTTTTTAATCGGCACTCTGAAATAACCAAACGCAGGTCTTTTCATATCGGGGTATGTGACCGCAGGCGGTAAGTCTGCCCATTCCTCAATCACACCGAGGGGAATTTCCGTTCCGAGAACTTCAGGAGATGCCGAGCGATAAGCCGTATTCGTAATTGTCAAGCCCTTGTCCTTGTCAAGGCTGTGATATTCAAGCCTTGTGTAGTAGTTGTCACCGATTTTCTTAAATTCGGGAAAAATAACCTTTACAAGCCTGTGCTTTGTGTCAAACTCAATCGGCACAAAAGCGTTTGCCGAGATATATTGTACCCTGTCACCGCCCAAAGGCTTGATGACCATTGCGCCTGTTGCAAGACCTGACTGTAACTCCGAATTAAGCTCCTCGGTTGCAGTTTCAAACAATTTTGACAGCGTTTCATTTGAGATGTTCACCGTCATTTCGTTAAGCGTAATGTTAGCAAACTCCCTTGTGATTGACTGCTCAAGCCTCAAACTGATGACATTTTCATCAAGCCACGGAGCTTTGCCGACATAGCAGTTTTGCCATACTCCTATCGCCTTTTGCATTTCTGCTGTAATCGCAAGCCGTAAATTAAGCGCCTGCCGAATATTTTCAAGCGGAAACATTCGCCTCCACACTCCTTTCAAAAAATCTATAAGTCCCATTATTCACCTCTGCGTTTCCATACTCTGTTCATTGCATATCTGACAGCGTCAATATGGTGGTTGTCCTTATCGGGATAACCGCTGATAACATTGCCGTCCTTGTCACGCTCGTATTCATAGTCGAGAAACTCCTGTGCAGTATGCGGACAGCGTGTGTTATCAATCACAATCTCCCGTAAAGACTGCAACCACTTCATCGAGTAAACAACCGAACCGGGTCCTTTTTCTGCCGAACGAGCCATTAAACCGTCAGCCCTGTAATCGCCGACTGACTTCTGTTCTGCACTGTCGCAAGTGATTAAATCATTGCTTGTAACTCCGTGCTTAGTTCTGAGCAATTCGGCTGTTTCTTTGTTGCTTGTCTTGTTGCAATGTTCCTCGTCAAAAATAATGAGCTTGTGTTGACTTGGAATGTAAGTCATACAATCATAGGCAAACGGATCAGGATACCAACCCCAGTCAACTCCTCTGTAAAATCTGTCAAAGGTCTGAATTTCGTCATCTGTGACCTCACGAATAACAACATTATCAAATACATTGCCGCCTGTGCCGTTAGCAATGCCCATATACTCATTTTCATAGGCGGTAGGGTTTGTTTCTTTCAGGAACTCTGCGTCATCTATAAACGGCTTTCCGAGCCATTTTGACGGTACTGTAAGGTATGTACTCTCAATAACGAGCCTGTCTTGACGGGGAATTTTAACATACTTGTTCGCCCAGTTCTGTGCAGATTTCGGAGGGTTGAACGATTTAAATTTAAAAGCCGTGTCACCGCCACGAATCACCGACTGTTCAATCTTTCTGACAGCTTCCTCACCCGTGAACTGATCAAGTTCTTCAAACCACACAACGCCGATATAGCCGAACGGTACTTTGATTGATTTAATCTTGCCCGGATCATCTGCTCCACGGAAGTATATTTTCTGTCCTGTGCTTACCCTCGTGATTTCGAGAGGTGACACGGTGCAGTTAAACTCGCTTTCAAGACCGAGAGCAGAGATTGACCACAAAATCTGCTGATACACCGAACTGCGCAGAGTGTCGGCTACCTGACGAAAAATACAGGCGTGCATATCCTCGTTCTTCATAAGCAAATCAATAACATTCAGACTGACGAAAGACGATTTTGTTGAACCTCTTCCGCCGGGGAAAACATATTCCGAATGTTCTTTACCCTCAATATCAAAAAGCACCGACGAAAACGACGGTGCAACCATATTAGCCGGTATTCCTTTGTACTCCGAACCGTCACTCTTTGGCGGTTCAGCCTTTTTGCGTTCAATGTCGAGATAGGCATTGTCGAGCTTGATTTTATGATTTTCAAAAACATTGTCACGGATAATATTTCTTAATTCTTTAATGGAATTAACATCACCTGTTTTAGCCTTTTTGAGAAGTGCCGCATTTACAACGAGCAAATTATTGACCAAATCTTCGTCAATCTCATCAACATTAATTCCCATATCAATAAGCATTTCCCAGTCGGCAGGAGTGTTGGCAGGCAACGAAAGTAACATATCCATAACCTGTTTCATACTCTTTTTACGGCGGCGTGACTTACCCGAAGCCTTACCGCCCTTTGCTCCGTTTTTCACGGCTTCATCACGGCTTTGGTCAGATGTAAACGGTATTAAATTTTTCTCATTGGGCAATCACCTCACCTCTTTTATCTGATTTTCCCTCACAACACAAAACCGCCCTCAAACGAGAGCGGTCTGTGCGATTTTTTAGGGGGACATAAATGCCTATGTCGTTTTGTTGCTTTCTTCAGTTTACATTATACCGCACCTAAAACGGAAAAACGGACAAATTTACCAATGGTGGCGGTTGCACATTTTTCTTATGTTGTCGGGGGTATTGATTCCGCCTGTATCGACTGCAATCTTCGCCCAGCTGTATTTTAAGCCGAGGTGCATAAACAGGCAGTTTTCCACAAAATCATCCCGTGAGAGGCTGTTCAGAGCCGAGTTCCTGCGGATTTCAAGATTCTGAATATCACGCTGAATATCGGCAATCTGCACCACCGCATTGCCCACCCTGTCGGATGTCTGACCTGACGGAACAATTCGTTCGCCCAGCGTCACCGCCGTGTTGTCCGCCTCAGCCTGAATCCGTGCCATTTTCGCCCTGAGCCGTGAAATCTCTCTGTTAATATCCTTAATCTCTCTCGCTGTCAATCCATATCCACCTCACTTTCAAGCCAATGTTTTGTACAGTCAATGCAATTATACTTAAACTTTTTGCCTATTTTGCAATTACAATTAATATATGGTGGGTCACCTGATATGCCATATGGGCAACTGAAAAAGTCTATACAACTACGAGCCATTTCGTCAATTGACATCTGTTTAATTTTTTCAAAGTTTGTCATTCTTAACTTTTCGCAGCAACTGATTCTCCGGATGTGTGATACTCTGAATGCGGTATTTTTAACTACTTTATTATTTACATCAATGCAAAAATAAAAATTAACCGGTACTGATAAATTAGGGTCGTTTTCAAAGGCTTTTTCACCCGTCTTATGTAAAGTACCCTCAATTACAGTGTTATCCAAAAGAGTAATTGTCACACATCTGCCTAAATACCTTTCAAGTTCATTTCTTGTCATTGCTTTCACTCCTTATCCATTTTTGCACCGCAGTAAGGGCAGTATGGATACAAATCAATGTCCTCGTAAAAAGTGAGGAAGTTGCTACACTCAGAACATAAATAATTTGCATAACCGACACCCTCGCTGTCATATTCCCAACTTCCGTGCTTAATCTCTTGCATATCACACACGGTTGCTTCGTTTGGTTTACTTCCGTCAACTTCGATAATATGCTTAACTGTTTCGGCATTTCGTTTTGAATTAAAGTATATCGTGTTTACACTACCGTCTGCGAACGGTATATCTAACGCATAATCACCGCATATCTCACGAATTTTTAATTTAGCCATTTTTCTCACTCTCCTTAACTGGCTGATTCCAACATTCAACGCAACTTATTTCACCGCAGTTTTCAAGGTCTTGAAGCCCAAGTATCGACGGACACATATTCATAGGCACGCCATTTTCACCAAGCTTAGCATTCGGATAGTTTTTCAACAGTTCTGTTAAATATGTTTTCTGTGGGTGTTCATTACTCCACTTTTGGATGATTTCAATAGCTTTTTCGGGATAATACATTTCAAAGGTTGGCCACGATAAACCTTCACCGTTGTTATTACTACACAAAGGACAGTTGCTACACTTAATTTTACACAGCCCATTCTTTGCTCTTTTCGTCATTCTTCGCTTTTCAGCAAAATAATTTTCGGTTTTTGCACAGTCAATCATTTT